CGATGAAGTCCACGACCCCAGTTGAAGCAGCGTAAGCCTTCTCGATGTCCTTGAGGCCAGCTTCCTGCTTGGAGTACTCGGCGTTCTGCTCCCTGAGTGTGTCGAGGAGCTTCGCCCGTGAACGCTTCTGCTCAACTTCATAGAGCTTGCGCTGTGCCTCGGTGAGGCTGTTCGTGCTGTTCTTGAGCATATCGGTCTGACGCTTATACTCATCAACTGATGCCATGGCGCTCTGTGTGGTGCGCTTGAACTTATCGAACATGGAGTTCAGTTGGAACATATCCCCGATAAGGTTGTTGACTGAACGGAGGAGGGATGTGCCAACCTGAACAGCAGCGCGAACCGCGGGTATCCACAGTTTGGACACCGTGATTCCCACTGCTTGCCACGCGCTCTTGAGCAGGAGCATATCGCCCTTGAGGTTGTCTATTTGTGTCGCCGCGGCGGTCGCCGCACGGTTGGTGTCCGTGACCGTATCCACATACTCCTCGAGCTCCTTGCGCGAGGAGCGAACAAGGATGGTCATCTGCGGGCCGATGACCTTGCCGAACGCATCCATGACCTGACCCGTGGACAAACCACTCTCGGAGAGGTGTGCAAGAGAGTCCACAAGGCTGTTCTGCGAAAGGTCGATGTCCTCGAATGCGATGCCGAGTTTCTTGAGCTTCTTGACGGTGCGACTGCTCTCATTGGACAACTCAGCCATGATGTTACGCATAGCACGGCCCGCACGCGATGACTGCATGCCCGAGTCGTACATGAGGTCGAGCACCCCGACCACTTCCTCGAGCTCGATGCCGAGCCCTGCGGCAACGGTACCTGCCTGTGTCATCGACTGGCGGAGCCTACTGAGAGTTGCCTGTGATGTGGAGATTGAGGCGGTCAGGATGTTGGCGACTTTCTCACTGTCCCGCGCCTCAAGGTTGAATTGGTGGATGGTGGCGGCGACAAGTTGTGCGGTGTCGGCGATGGACTCGTTCGTAGCGGTGGCCATCATCAGCACACCGTTGAGCGCATCGGTTGCCTCGAACGCGTCGAAACCCGCGGAGGCCAATTGATACAAACCCTCCGCGGCCTCGGATGCAGTGAACTTGGTCATCATGCCAGCACGCTGGGCAGCACGATCAAGGGCCTCGAGCCCAACGGCGGTCGCCTGTGCAACAGCTTGTGTATTGGCAAGAGATGCTTCGTACTCCTTGCTTACCTCCACGAGCTCCCTGAAGCTCTGGTAGACCTTGCGCATTATTGTACGGAGGGCCCTCATCGCCTCCTGCTGGAGGAGCCCGAGTGGGCTGAAGTGGACACCACCCCCTCCGGCACCTGCGCCTATGGCCTCTGCGTCTGTGGCTTCCTTGGCGGCTTTCGCCTCTTCCCTTTTCGCCGCCGCTACTTCCTTGGCATCTTTCTTTGCTTTTTCAGCAGCCTTCTTCCTCGTTTCTGCAAGGCGCTGCTCGCGCAATATTATATCATCCACCAGCTTTATCTGCTCGAGGATGTACTTGCGCTCGTTTACTTGGTCATCGGTGGTCTTTTTGAATAGCTGTATGAGGAGTTGATGGGCTTTCTTGTACTCAGAAATCTGCGAAGTAAGCGTGGCGCCTGTCTTTCTTGCACCTTCCTCGATATGCCCCGTGATGACATTGATGTCCCCCGAGATTTTACCAGTACCAACCTTCAGCGCAGTCTCAAGGTTTCGGAGCGACTTCCTGAACTCGTTTATGCCTCCGATGACTACCTTAGCTTCAATCGTCCCTGCATTGGTCGTGTTCTCAGCCATCCTCTACCTCCCAAACCAGCGGGTGCCACGTTCCGTTTTCTTGTTCTCCTTGTGCTTCTCCAACAGGTACCACGCTCGGTTGTCGATGTCCTGCTTGTGGTAGTCCGTGAAATTGCCGGACAAATACTCGTGCGGGTTGCTGTGCCCCCGCTCGGCGAGAATCGCCGCCCTCAAGAGCATCTCCTCGCTCACGTGCATGATGTCCGAGTTGTTTTTCTGATACAGCATCTCGGTCAGCGCCGAGGCGAAGTCGTCGGGGAACACAAAGCCCTTGAACATCTGGAGCAGGTGGAACTCCTGCTCCAGCTCGACTTTCTCCTCGCTCATCTCCATGCCAGTCAGCGCTTCCTTGACAACCCGCTCCTTCTCGAGCACACTCGCCCATGCGTCGGTGGCCTTATAGACCTCGAGTATCTGCTCGAACGTCGGCTCGACGAGCGCCATGCGGAACATCCTCTCCTGCGCGTTCTTCAACTCGAGGAGCGCGTCAATCGACTCCTCCTCACTCAGCTTCTCGCTGTCCGCCAACTGTATGAGCGTGAAGGCGCCGCAAGCCTGAAGTTGCGTCGAATTGAGTATGAGTATCCTGTACCATCCGTACACACCGTTCCACGGCAGCTTGACCACGACCTCGGTGTTGTCGGCGATGAGCTGTAGCGTCTTTGAAGTATCCTGCACCACATCCTCCCTGCGATGAATCACCGAGGGCTACGGGTCAGCGTAAAGGAGGAAACACATCCCCGTAGCCTTCGGCGAAGGTCAGTTCGTGATGCCCATGGCGATTGCTTCGGCGACCGTCACGTCCTTCTCGGTGTAGGCGGGCTTGAGGACACCGTCGATGTCGGTGTACTCGCGGGCCTTGAAGTCGAACTGGTACGTGGCCCACGCCTTCACCTCGGTGGCGAGATCGCCCTCGCTTCCCGTCATGCGGGGAACGCTGGTCAGCTTGTATGCAACCTTGTCGCCTCGATGTGAGTGACCCTTCTGGTACTTCGGCTCGAAGAACTCGCCAGCCACCAGCGGGGCGATTGCCATGGCGGTGGTCGGAGGTGTGTACACCGAGTTCGTCTCGTCCCAATCACCACCCTGCACCATGAGCTTGAGCTCGTAGTACTCGGCGTTGAGTGCGACGGTCGGGTTGATGCCCTTGAGCTGCGAGTCTATGCCCATGGTGTCAATGCCACCCAGAGAGCTCTCCTGCTCAATCTCCTCCCCTTCCTTCATCTCCTTCGGGAAGGAGAACGCTCCCGAGCGGTCGAAGCACTCGAAGAACGCGGTGCCCATGGCACCAGCATCGCCGAACTGCCCGAAGCCAAGGACCACGGCCAAGTCGCCCTTGAGCTCAAGGTACTTGTGGGTGCTTACGGCATTCTTGTCCTTGATGAGCAGACGCCCAGTGTCCACATCGGACTCGGAGAGGAACACCGCCTTGAAGTTGGTGTCCCCATTGAGTTTGGTGACAAGCTCCGCCACCGTGACCGCGGTGATGGTGACACCTGCGGAGGTAAGGTCAATCTCCATCTTGGTGAAGTCACCCTTGCCATCCCACCGATAATACAACTCCTCCTTCGCCGTGGAGTTGCCCGTGAGGTCAACCGTCCCTACGAACCCAAGCTGCCTGTCGACAGCAGGGTACGAGCCGTCTGGGTTCACACGCCTGATACGGAAACCCCCGTTGGAAAATCCAATCCTTCCATCTTTGCTAAATGCCATGTCTCATTCCTCCATTGGCTCTTTACTCTAGTGAGGGGACGATTATCTCTCTGTCCCTGAAAATATACCCATCGTCGGAGAACCCCGTCCCCGACAAACTCCCGATACTCGTGCAGGTGTACGATGTTGTCTTGCCGTCCCTGCTCAAGACCTTCAACCTGTACTCGTCGAACATCTCGCGGAGGGTGTACACCACCATCTCATCGAGGAACGCCGAGTACCCGCGCGGGTAACAAACCCTGATACGCACAACCGTGGTGCCCGCGGTGAACATGTCACTGTCGAGCTCCCCCACGAGGATGTATGGGTCGGTGCCCGCGCCGATGTTGGTATCGGTCGCGTTCCCGATTGGCAACACGATGGAGATTGCCGTCTGCTGGTCTTTGATTCGATCTATTATGGCTTTGACAATCATCCCTCGTGCAACCTCCGCACATCCTCAAAAAAATCCCACGCTGTCTTGCGTATCATCGCCTCAGGGCTCGACACACCCTGCGTAGCCTCCACCCAATCCTCGAGCGCCGTCGCATACCATGTAGCGGCACCGTGGCGGATGAAGTAGCCGATGTTCTTCTCACCCTTCCGCCCCACGTGGAACGCCCTGCCCCAATAGCTGGCCGCGGCCCTCCCCGTCCTGTTTGTCCAGAACTCCCCGCGCTTCTTCAAGCCCTTGGAAGTCTGAACCTGTACAAAAATCGCCAGCGTCTTTGCTGCATACACTTTCGCCAGCTCAATCGTCTCGTCCTCCCGCACCTCGAAGATGTGACGTATGTTGTCAATCACCTTCGCGGTGGAGTAGGTGATGGTGCCCCTGTTCATGGCATCGGAGGCAGACGATCATCGTCCATCACCGACTCGTCGGTGGTCGCGAGCATCGCGAGGATGGACAACACAATCTGGTACGCCTTCATCCTGTCCATGGCGATGACGTCATCCGTCACGTGCCGAACACCGGAAATATCAACATACACCTCGTTCATGTCACCCCCAATACAAGGCCACCGAAGCCAGTCGCCATGACGCCAGTCTCCCAATGCACCGCATCGTCGAACGTCGGGACAACGTACACGTTGGGCGTCACGTCGGTGAGCTTCGCCCGCCGAGAGATGACCTCCCCGCCGTACCGTACATCCTGCACATCGTCGACGCGGTACACCCGCTTGTTGTAATACAGCACAAGCGAGTTGGCGAGCCAATCCGCACTGTACTTCGCGGTGAGCAACAAGGGCTGCGAGTAGCCGAACGACGGCTCGCTCCCCTTCTCACCCGACACCGCCATGTTCATCACGGCGACCATCACATCGTCCACGTAGTAGGTTGTCTTGGCTCCGCTCGGGTCGGGTATGGTGGAGCCATACCCATCGTCGATCATCGCCTTGACAGTCCAATACACCGTGGCGGGATTGGTGTCGATGCGCCGCTCTTGGTCGCGCCGTGCGCGGGAGGGTGTCATCTGACAATCCCCCCAGCGAACGGTGTGCGACCAGCCTTCGCGAACAGCGACCCCTCCCTCCCGCGGGCCCTCGCGAGCTCGGCGAAGTGGGCGGAGCGCTCCGCGCAGAGCGCCTTGAGGTCGGAGAGGCTCTGGTAGACCGTCTCCTCGGCGCCCGTGCGGAAGCTCTTCACGTCGTACTCGAACGGGACTTGAAGCCACAACTCGCTCGCCGCCGCATCAGCGAACTCGTACTCGGTGATGAACCACTCGAGTATGGACTCGTCGGCTTTCTCCTGATAGTACGGGCTCATATAATGCTTGAGCTTAGCGAGTTGCTCCTTCATGGCATCAGTACCAAGACGGCAGTTCCACGCGGTGTACATAGTCCTTGATGCCTTCGTTGTAGATGGCCTCGGAGTAGTACCACGCCTTCTCCTGCTGTGCGAGGGTCAGCACGTCTGGGGTGTTGTCAACCTCGACGGTCAGCCCGCGCTTGGTGTAGATGTTCATCAGCGGGTTGCGCTTGATGAGGTAGGCGTAGCTGTCGCCGACCCCACCGAACTCAAGTACCTTACCGCTGTTGAAGATGATCGATTCAGCATCGTACTCGACGATGGTGCTGATATCGGTCAATGCGGGGTAGGTCTTGTCCACGCTGATCGCGAAGCCCCGTGCCACATGGCGGAAGTGCCGTGCGGTGTTGCTGGAACAGAGCAGGATGAGATCCTTTGCCTGTACCTTATTGCCGAACACCGACTCCTTGCGCTTGGCCATGTCGTCGATCGCCTTCATGAAGGTGATGTACCACTTCTCCTGTGGGTTCGCACCAGAGGTGTCCGCCGCGGTGGAGCGTCCTCCCGTCCCATAGCCGCCATAAGTGAGAATCGGATTGATTGCATCGTGGTCACGCTGCAGGTTGTAGGACACGCTCACGCCGTCGTTCACCCGACCCATGTCGAGGGCCATGTCAAACATGTCCGCGAGCAGGGTGTAGGTGAAGCCAGTGGCCTTGATGAAGAACTCAACGGTGTCCTCGATCTTGCCTCGGGTTTCACCGAGCGATACGGGATCGCCCGAGCCAGTGTTCGTCTTGAACTCAAAGGCGTAGGGCAACAGGTTGGACAGCTTCATCAGCTGCGTTGCGTTGGGGGTGTCCACCATGTTGTAGATGGCTTGCCGAACGGTCGGGCGAGTCTCCTTCTTCATGGTGAGGTCGAGCCTCAGCGCGTCGAACAAGTCCTGCCAATTGTCTGGGAGGGTGTGCGAGCTTGCACTGAACTGCCCCTTGGCGATGCGTTCGTTGATGGACGGACGCCCGTTCAGCGGCACGTCGAAGCCGCTTGCGTATTTCCCGCTGAGGGTCAGGGAAGATGGTCGTGCGCCGAGGGGCCTTGAGGCTCCAAGGGCTGCGAACATCCGACCTTGGTCGCCCTGTCGGAAAATGTTCCTGATTGCAGGGGTTGTCACCTGCACGATGTCCTTGGAGGGAACGTTGTGCGTCCTACCCTCCGAGAACTTGGTTTCGATTTGCTCTTGCAACAGAGCACGGCTATAGGTTTTCATCCATTCCCTCCTCAGATGTAGAGTACGCGGATAACCGCCCGTACTTCTGCGTAATTTGCCGTGATGACAATCCCGTCATCTGTGAGCACACCGTCAGCGATCTCGGTAGCGTGCGTCACTGTACCAACAGCGGCCGCTGGGATCGCGTCCGTAATGTCGTTCCCGTTGTCGCCGTGGCCGATCTTGACCGTGCCGCTAGCCTTTACCGCGGCCCCCGTCACGATGACGTCGATGATGGTGTCCCCGACGTTCAGCCCGATGTCGTCAAGGTCAAACTCGATGGGGGTGGTCTTTGCGTCCTCATCCACCTCAAGGGTAATCATCTTCACCGCGTCGGCGACTGCATCATCAATCGCCTTCGCAACAGAGCCTTCGCCTGTGCCTTCTAGGGTGTCGAGCCTGTCCTCGTGGCTCTTCAGCGTGCCACCCGTATATTCCACACCCTTGATTGCTTCCAGAGAATCGTCCACCAGCTTCTCGGAGGGGTAATGGGTGTCGTCGGGAGTCTCCTGAAAGGCTGTGACCTTGTTCTCCAGAAGCTCACGGAGGGCAATCGCATCAGCATTACCCTTGACCGTTTCTGTCGTCCTTCCGGCTCCTGCAAGGTCGGCAATTGCCTTCGCTACAGAGCCTTCGCCTGTGCCTTCTAGGGTGTCGAGCCTGTCCTCGTGGCTCTTCAGCGTGCCGGAGGTGTAGCCTGTGCCCTTAACCTCGGCAGAGATTGTTCCCGTGCTTGCAAGCTGTACGTATGGTCTCATAACCACGTATCGCTGTGGGGTGGCAGGGTCGATTTCCACGACAAGGCCCACTGGGGTGTTCTTCTCCCCGTTGTCGGTGTGGGTCAGGCCAGCGGGTGCACTGTTTGTCCCATCAACGATGTAAACAACTCCACCTGCGCTGAACGTCGCGCCGCTTGCCAGCTGCTCGGTCTTGATCGTGCGCTCAGGGTTGATATTCACCAAGCCCTTGCCGCTTCCTGCGATTCCTGCAAGCTCAATTACGTTGCCGAACACTCCGCCAAAGATGACGAGCTCATTCTGCACCAACTTGCGGGTCGTGGTGTTGGTGATAGGATACACCCGATCGCTGAGCGTCTGCTCATGGAACCCGTAGGTTCCTCTTACTTTTTCCGTGAAAGCCATAATCACGCCTCCCATTCGCCGCTATCGGCGCTCCCCCCTGCCACAGCGGAGGGAGTATAGTTCATTCTCATGAGAGCGGCCTCGTGCTCCGCAATCATATCCTCGTGCCCTTGGATGCGCTTGATCTCCTCGTCGATGTCGCCATCGGTGATGGAGAACATGTGCCGCGCCAACCTGAGCTCGCCCTCGTCGGGGAACGCCGCCTTGAGCTTCTCCTCCTTGAGCGCCGCGAACGCGGCTTCTTTAGCCTCGTCCTGTGCTTTCAATGTATTCGTCACAAACTCCTTGACGTCTACATCGCCGAGCAGAGCCTCCACTTCCTTGAAGGTGGCGAGCTTGGCTTTCATATCCTCGTCAACGAGTTCTATGCCAAGAGCCTCAACAAGATCCGTAGAGGTGACTGCGCCATCCTTGAACATTGTCTTGATGGCACCCAGCAAAGTTTTCTTATCCATGCTGTCCTCTCCCTGTTTGAATATTTCTCCGTACTCCACCGGAGCACCTGTATCATTCCCGTCCGCGTCACACGGTGTGAACTTGAAGTTGGATGCGATGATCGACGCCGCGCTCGCGTTCATGTCCCGCTCGACGATGGCGTTGGTCTGGTTCTTCAGGCTCTCGACGGCGAACACCTTGATTTCCTCAGTCTCCTCGTCGTAGTGCCACTCGCGCTTCTCATAGTCGCCCGTGCTCGTATTCAGCACACCCGCGTTTATCTCGCGCATCGTCTGGTCGATGACCTCGCGGCTGAACTTCCCCTCGGCGAACAACCTGTTGCGCAGCAACAGGCGCCCGTCGCCCTCCTCGTCCACCTTCGCGCCCACGATGTAGCCCGCGGGTATCTGGCGCATGGCGCCGTTGGCGAAGTCCTCATGGCCCTGTAGGTACACGGGGGCGGGGTTGGCGTTCACCGCGTCGGCGAAGCTCTTGGCCCACTTGACGGTGAGGATCACGTCGTTCCAATACTCCTTGGCGGGGTGGTTCTCGCCGAGCAGCACTTGGTTGACGAACTCGATGGGTTCCTGCTCGCCGAAGAGCACCCCGACACGGTCGCCGTTGCCCACCGCGATGCTGTCCACCGTCACTTCGCTGTACAACCCAGAATATGCCGCCTTGAACTTCCCGAACTTCAAATCATTACTCATCATCTTCCTCCTTCTTCTTGGGCTCGTACTGGAGGTTGGTGTACCGTTGCGTCATCAGGTCGTTCTGCGCCGCGTTGTAGTCCTCCATCTCCTTGAGCCGACGCTCCTGCGTCTCGGCCACCTCTTCCATATGCGTATCATAGTCGCTCTCCACGTCGACGAACGTCTTGCCCGTGAGCGTCCTGTGTATCTCCCTGTCGCCCATCAGCGAGTTGTTGCGCGCCTTGATGAGCGCGGTGACGGTGACGTTCATCGTATCGGCCTTCTCCTTGTCGGTGGAGAAGTCGGGCTTCGGCCATGTCAGGGTGTAGTCGTGCGACGCGACCCCGTACTCGGCGTGCGCCATGACATCGAGCGCCATGTCGAACAGGCGCCTGAACGCCTCGCCGAACTGCTCCTGCCGCGCCTCGACCCGCTTGATGAACGCGGGCCTCTGCTCCTCGACGGATGACAGGGAGGCACCCATGTTGGCGCCGAACACCACCTCGGGCGTCTGCGACCCCTCGACCGTGTTCATGAAGGCCATCTCGAGCAGCGAGGATGCGTCGCCCGTCGTCTTGGCGGCGGTCACAAAGTCCATGTCGTCGCCCTCCCCGACGGGGGGCTTCTCGAGGACGAACACCTCGCGGTCGTCGAGGTTGAGCTCACGGCCCGCCTGTACTTGGTCGTACATCCCCACGCCGAAGTTGTTCTCGATGAACTTGCGCACGCTGTTGGTGATTATCTTGAGCTTCGGGCTGTTGCGCTTCTGTGCATGCACCGCCTCGTAGAACAAGTCGTGGTACACCTTGAGCGTCGGCTCGATGGGTGTGATGTCGCTGTGTCCCCGAATCTCCCACGGCTCGTTGTCGTTGGCAAAGACCACGATGGGGATGAAGCCGAGGACGTTGCGGCCCCTGACGGTGCCCGTCCTGACATTCGGGTCGGTGGAGCCCGTCTCCTTGACGACCTCCCTGTCCGTGATGCGCACCTTGACGGTGGTCTGGTACTCATTGCCGTCGATGTCCGTGTGGGAGAACGTGTCATCGATGATGAACCCCGTCACGTCCTTGGACAGGGGGTCTTGCACGATCGTGACCGTCTCGGGGCGCGGGACGACGAACTTGGGCTTGCCGTCCGCCCACTGCACCCAGACGAAGGCCGTGCCCTCGCGGATGGCGACCCGCATTATCTGCCGAGCATCCACCTGCAACGAGTCGAGCTTGGCGGACAGCGCCGCATCGGTGGACTTGAGGATGGGCTTGCCGATGAACGAGAGGGTGCCGTCGATGATGGGCCTGAGCAGGTGGGCCGACAACGCGTAGCTGTTGTCCACGTTGCGGTACAGGTCGCGCGCCATCTGGTGATGGACGTTCACCCGTGCGCCCTGCACGGGCACGTTGACGATCGGGGTGATGTGCCCACCCTCGATGACGGTGCGCTTCCTCCCACCCATCATGTTGAACAGCTTTGCAAACCAGTTCAAATCCGCTCCCCCCGCTTGTACCGCGCCTTGGCGCTCAGCGCCCCAGCCTTCGTCAACTCCTTGATGATGGTGGGGTCGAGGCGCCAGTTGGCGTATGACAACACACCCTCGATGTCCGCGAGCTCCTCTTCGCTGAATTGTCGCCCGAGCTCCTCCCGCTTGTCAAGGGGGAGTGCATCGACGCCGTATTCCCCGATGAAGTGCCTGAGCTCATCGATGTACGCCTGTTTCTCGTCCATCTTCTGCATGAGGTGGAGTGTGTCGCGCACCTCCATGGCCCTCAACAACCTGTCGCGCTTCCGGCTCATCATGTCTCCTCTTCTATAGTGTACAACACTTTATCGTGCACTACAAGCGCAATTTGCCCGCGAGCGCGTTCTCCTCGTTGTACAACAGGTTCGCCAGCATCATGAACGCCCCGCCCGCGGCGTCCGCCATGTCGTCGTGCCCGTTCTGCGTCCCGTCGGTCACACCCGCCAGCTCGTCGATGAACATCCCGTTCCACGCGCCCTTGAGGAGCGACACGTTGCCCGCCTTGCACTGTATGGCCAGCGGTGTCCAGTACGACAGCTTCTTGCTCCGCTTCGGGTTGGCGTACACCGTCCAGCCCTTCATCTCCGCGATGATGTTCTGCACTTCCTGCTTGCCCGCCGCCGCGGGGTCTTGCTCCAGCCAAATCTGCACGTCCCCCCATCGGCCCGCGTCGCTTGCGGCGCAGTCCTTGATGAGGCGCAGCACGTCGAAGGGCTCCTCGCGCACCCGCACCACGTCGAGGATGTACACCCTGTTGTCCTCGCCGACGCCGAGCAGGGCACCCGCCGTCCAGTCGGGGTCTGGGTACAGGTCGCTGGGCACCGTGGCGGCCCTGTCCCAGTAGCGGACGATGCGCTGGAAGCGCGGCAGGTCGGAAACCTCGGCGTAGCGCCAGTAGTGCGTCTTGAAGAGCTCGCCCGCCATGGGCCGCGCGTCCCAGTTGCCGAGGAGCAACCGCTTCCTCTCATACTCGAACATCGCCGAGAGATTCGCCTTGTACGCGGGGTCTATCTCGAGGAGCGTCGGGTTGTCATCCAGCGTTGCGCGGATGAACGTGAAGCTCTTGACAAAGAGCTCTTGGTTGTCAATCTGCTCCTTGTGTGCGCCGTACGCCTCCTCGTAGGAGTCGAACCACTCCAGATTGTTGTCCTGACGGATGAAGTAGCGGATGACACCGCTGCGCTCGGGGATGGGGTAGCCGTCCTCGTCTATCCACCACGCCAGCAGCTTGCGCAGGAAGGAGTCGGGGTCGGGGTTGCACGTGGCCCTCATCCTTGAAGGTACACCACAAGTGGAGCGGTTGCGGCTCAGCATGTACCAGAACTGGCGCTCGCTGAAGTGCTGGAGCTCGTCGAAGCCGATCATCGCGAGCTGCGCGCCGTCCCAGCTCTTGGTGCTCGTCTCCTTCTGCAGGTGCCCGAACTCCACCTTGGCCCCGCTGGGGAACACGTGCTGGAAGCGCGGGTTCTCGCGGCTCTGCGTGTTGAACGGCGCGTACAACTCGTTCGCGGTGTCCCACAGCCCGCCGCCGGACGACACCTGCGTGGACTCCTTGCGCAGGATGAGCGCAGTGAAACCTGAGACTTGTATATCCCTGAGCGGGTCTAAAAGAAGTGCGAAGGATTTACCTTGTGACGGAAGGCAACTCGTAACTCTATATAGGGAAACAAGTCACCATCCCGTCACCCACCGCCCGCCGACCCACCATATATGACAATATCGGCGCTTGACGCCAAAAAGTCAGTCTGCGGGCCGGCATGCGGGCGGATTTCCTTCACAAGATTCTTCTTGTCCTTGAGCTTCATCGGCAATTGAGCAACTCCTTTTGTCGGTTGTCCCTTATTGACAACCATCGAAAGCGGCGGCACTTGGCCATACAACCCAGAAACTGTTACACCTCGCCGTGCCGCCCATTGTCGGGGATGTAGAAGTGCACCTGCACGTTGTCCGCCTGCGGCCCGCCCTTGCCGAACCGCTCGGGGTATATCACCTCGCCGAGCATCTTCACGGCCTGCAGCTTCTCGGCCCCGCTCTTGCCACCCTTGATGAGCGACGACAACGTCTCTATCAGGTCGGCCCTCGCATCGAACTCGATCTTCTTTATGTCGGCCCAGTAGTACCTGTTGTCCTCCAGCCGCGTGCGCTCCTCGTCGGTGACACCGACGTACGACAACGCGTCCTCGTAGACGAGACAACGCTTGTACGCGTCCTTCACCGATTGGCCCTTCGTGTAGAGTGCGGGCGGTAGTTTGTCATCAGCCATGTACAACCCCTCACACCCAATATAGCCCATGACAAGGGGGATGTAAAGGGTGGACGGCAAAGGACAAGGGGGACAAAAAATAAAAATAAAAATAAAAATTGTGTGTGGATATGATGGAGAATGAGTGGGCGAAAGGTGGGGGATGAGAGACGAAAGTGGAATTGCCGAAAGTGGAATTGCCGAAAGTGGAATTGCCGAAAGTGGACATTCACACGACGAGGGTT